CGCTGCTTTTATAATCTGAAGCGCATGTATCTAACGCAATTTTTTCTGCTTCTTTTTTATTGTTTGCTTCAATTTCGGTCATGTATTCAACGTAAATTGTTTCACCCGCTGTTACTTTATATTTTTTCATTTTAAAACCCCTTTTCTTTCTGTTACATATTCCGTTATCTCATCAAATAAAGCACTTAAACAAAAGTCCCCTAAGTCTCCACTATTTAGAGTGTGTATTTTTCCTTGTGGGTCTTTAATCTCAATTTTAAGACTTTCCCACTCCCACTCATTTTTATTTTTTGCCATTTTATTTTATCCTTTCTATTTTACAATTATCCAATTGCCATGTGTAACCAACAAAAGAATAATTTTCCTCATCATTAAACTTTTTAAAAACTTCGTCCAATGATCTTGCCTTGTCATATGCTTTAGTTGGTATCAAAGTACACCAATTAAACATTGAGTCATTAACTAATGGATCTTTTTCCTCATCAAATAAATTAGTTCCTTGATATTCTTTTCTTAATGTTTTTTCTGTATGTACTTCAACAATATCTCCATCATTCCAACTACAAAGATACATTTTCTCATTATTTGCATTTTCTATTTTTATTGATTTATCCATTTTCTTTTATCCTTTCTGTTAGTTCCTCATCATTAAATAAACCATCACACTCACAACAAAGTTGATGTCCATTTTGTTCTTGAATTGCTTTTTCCCACTCCTTTTTATTACACAATTCACAATTTACATATTCACTTAGGTTCATTTTATTTTTCTCCTTTCATTTTTTCTAATTGTTTTAACCCATTTTCAAATGGTGAAATAAAAGTTTCATTCTGTTCCCCTTCTTCATTATAAATGCCAAAAATACATTTTGTATTTTTATCCTTTGGAACATCATATTCAACATCTTCGTTAAATGGATTAATTGATACTGATAATTTATTATTCAAAACATAGTCAACATGGAAACAACCGCCCCCACTATGAGTCACACATAAATTATATTTTTTTACTAATTGAGGAAATCTATTATTGAGATCCGCAATTAAACTTTTAAAATGTTCTTCAAATGTCATTTTAATCGTTCTCCTTTCTTCCATTATACCAACCATCTCGCCTTATATCGATTGAGTTGGGGGCAATCATTTTAACAAATGTTAACAAATGCCAAACTGCGAGATCATAAGGCTTTCTTGCAGTTTTACAAAAATTAAATTTTACATCATCCCCATCATAAAAAGGTTCTCTAAAATTTTTTGTTAAAACAAAAGTTTCATGATCTAGATCATTTTTTGATTTACCATTGAAAATAATTTCATCTGATTTTTCTGTTTGGTCTTCTATTATTCCGTCATCATCTGAAAAATTTTCTTTGATGTAGTCGTATTCTTTTTTAATAATATTCCATTGTTTATTATTAAAAGGTTTTTTTTGTGTCCAATAGTTTGTATATCCCATTTTATTTTATCCTTTCTATAATTGTTTCTGATCTCATCAGTTGAGGATTTACCCCAATACACCCCCAATTGAGGGTGTTTCGATCTAATTAAAAGAAATATGAGTATCTTCCATTATTTGTCTTTTTAAATATGCTCTTTTATTTTTTAATATCTTTTTAGCCGTTTTTAAATCTTCCTCACTTGGTTGATCATTTAAAAGTTGGTTAAGAGTTGAATTATCAAAATTTTTAACCCATGTTGACAATTCTTTTATTGATAAAGTTTTGAACCATTTTTCCATTTTATTTCATCCTTTTTTTTGTTATAGGACTATCCTATAATATAGGATAGCCCTTGTCAAGTTTAATTTATACATGAGTTATTTTAAAAGTTGGAATTTTATTATCCCATCTTTTTAAAGTTTCTTCTTTTTCCCACATACCCTCTAAAACTTCATTTAATTGATCATTATAAATATCTTTTTTAGTGTCTACAATTCGACCCCTAACATTTTTAATTTCAATGTCATATAAATCACAACCATTTAAAACAATTCTAACTGTTGCATATTTATATTTTGAAGTGTTACTGATATTAAATTGCAATCCATAAAGCCCTTTTGCATTTTCAAAAGCTCCAAAATTTCTAGATGCTGCACACATCAAAATAGTTGGGTGGATTTGTGATCTAATTGTATTTGCTAAATTTAGCATTTCTTGATTTGTTATTGTCATGTTATCCTTTCTATTTATTTATAGGACTATCCTATAATATAGGATAGCCCTGTCAAGTGTTATTACCAATTGTTATTGAATATTATTGAAGTACCATTTTCGCCTTCGCCTTCGTGAAAATCATACTCTAAATCTCTCTCCCATGCATTCCAATCAAAATATCTTGAAAGGGTTGAATTATCATTTAAGCCTTCAATGGTGTCTTCTGCTAACTGTTGCGCGAATTCGCTAAAGCTGTCATAGGTTCCATAGTAAGCATCTTGAATATGATCCAAATCCTCAACGCTCCAATTTTCCAAAAAAGCATGAACAACATGCTTTCCATGTTCGTTTATTGCTTCCTGTACTTGTATTAATTTATTTAAATCTGGATACTCTCCCAAATTTGGAAAATTGTCATAGTCGTGAATAGCCCATTCATCAGCACCCGCAACTGGTGAAAATTTTAAAACTTCTTTTATTTGCGCTTCTAGTTCGTCTCTATCCGCTTTTGGTGTTATCCATTTTCCGTATAAGTGTCCGTTATTATATGCGGCCAAACAAGCTACATATATTTGTGGTTCGTGTTTATTAGTCATGTTATCCTTTCGTTTATTAATAGGATTATCCTATACTATAAAGAATATAAGTCAACAATTAATTTAAAATAATATACAATTCATAGTTGTAGGCCAAAAGTGTTGCAAAAATACCAGGACCTGTTGCAAATATGCAACATTTAATCTATATGAAATTATCAATTAATAATTGTATTTTAAATACACTTGTTACTCTAAAAATTAATGAAGAATGAAAGTAAATTTTATAACGAAATTAAAAAGAATATTAATCAAATTAGTTGGATTAGAATTGAAAACAATAGTTTATTTGGTACTCCAGATCTATTGGGCTATAATAATAATTGCACCTTTTTCACATTAGAGTTAAAAGTTTCAAAAGGTAATAAAATTACTTTTTCACCCCATCAAATTGCATTCCATTACAAACACCCTAAGAATACTTTTATCTGTGTTAAGGGGCAAGATCCGAGACGCCCGAAACTTTTTGAGGGTTCCAAGATCCATGAACTTTTAAACATGGGCTATAAATCAAGGCCATTGGCTCAAGGATATGAAGATATAAAGAAAGTTTTTAATTCTTTGTGATTACTATTGATAGTCATAAATTATCACTACTAATAATTTAAGGTTCTTGAGCCGTGTTTCATGGTCAAGGGATCCTAAACAAAAGCCAAAAATTAAAAAATAAACGACACCGACCCCCCCAAAACGCAAAAAGGGATCCTAATATAGCTAGCTATAGCTAAGACTTAGACTGTTATAGTTGGTAAAATCGTTTTCATTAGGTATAGTAACCCTGAAAAATTTTTTAAAAAATTTAATTGGTTTGAAAAAAAATTTTGCAAAATTTTAAATGAATCTGGATACAGTAGACATAAGCAAGTTACCCTCTGATGTTAGAAAACAATTCTTACAGTTGAAGGTGATGCATGCTGAAAAAAAGATACAGAATAAGGCTAAGAATGATTTCCTATCTTTTGTCAAATGTGTGTGGCCAGATTTTGTAGAGG